CGACAAAATCTCATTCCCAGCTTATGTCCAGCTCAAGCTTGACGGAATGCGATTCAACGCAATCGTTAAAGGTACAACGGTAGAATTTAGATCTCGCAATGGTAAAGAATTAAATATTCCTAACCCTGCATTCTCAGTACCATTTGTAAAAATGGCTGAACATTATAAACAAGACATGGTGTTCGATGGCGAGCTATTGATTGCAGACTTTGCAGGCAAACCCGTTAATCGACAAACAGGCAATGGTATTTTGTCTAAGTCAATTAAAGGCACAATGAATGAGATTGAAGCCGATAATGTTCGAGCAACATTGTGGGATGCCATTCCTTATACTTCATTCATCGAAGGTATTGATAATGAACAATATAACACTAGATTTGCTAAATTGCTTAATTCTATTTCCTATGTTAATAATCAATTTACTCAATTTAGACATTATGTATCTCCAGTATGGAATAAAGAAGTCAATGACCTTTATACTGCTCAAAAGATCTTTGAGAAGTTTCTTTCCGAAGGTCAAGAAGGTACTATTCTAAAATCTAAAACAGGTATTTGGCAAGACAAACGCTCCAAAGAACAAATTAAGTTTAAAGGCGAATTGGAATGCGAACTTAAGGTTGTTGATTGGGAAGAAGGCACAGGCAAAAACGTTGGCCGTCTAGGAGCATTGGTATGTGAATCGAGCGACGGTGTTATTCGAGTAAATGTCGGCTCAGGTTATTCGGACGAACAGCGTGATGAATATACCAAAAAAGTAATAGGAAAAATCATCACTGTAAAATATAATGCTCGTATTAAAGATAAATCTGGGGTTGAGAGTTTGTTCTTGCCCGTTTTTATCGAATTGCGTGAAGATAAAGATAAAGCGGAGTCTAGTAAATCTATCAAATAATTATAAATAATCGGGAAATGAGGATTTCATATGCCCGCAACAATTTATAACTTTCCTGAGAGACGAACCTACTATCGAGGTTACAAGATTCCTCTTTATACAGAAGAGGAAATCTTTTTGACTATTTTTGCTTTAAATATGTTTGGTAATGTTAAAGAAAACGTTACTGAAAAAACTCTAGAAAGCTATGAACCTATAGAAGTTATTAAAGCCTTATTAGAAGCCAAATCCTGTTTTGCACTATCTACAAAAGCAAAACATACTATAATGAATATACTTAAATCTATTGAAACATTGTGAATATATTTTACCTACATAATAATGTATATGAATGTGCTAAAATGCACCCAGACAAACACGTCGTGAAAATGATCCTCGAATATGCTCAACTTCTTTCTACTGCTCATCGTTATCTTGATGGCAATATCGTTACTGGCCACACTAAAACTGGTCGAAAACAAACTCGATATGTTCTTCCTGACGACCGCGATAATTTGCTTTATGCTTCTACTCATATCAATCATCCTTCAGCAATTTGGACTAGAAAGTCTCCAGAAAATTATCTTTGGCTAGCTAATATGCTAATTGCCTTATGTGAAGAATATACTTATCGTTATGGGAAAACACATAAGGTAGAACGTGACGGACTTTGCTATGTCCTGTTAAAAAATATTCCTAAGAATATAGGTAATGAAGGTTGGTCAGAACCGACTCCTGCTATGCCAGATGAATATAAGGTTCCTGGCAATTCTATTCAGGCATATATAAATTATTATGTAGGTGCTAAAAGGCATCTTGCGAATTGGAAAAAACGAACTATACCATCTTGGTATGTAATTAATTGAAAGGTAATTATGACAACAGACTCTCACCGCGTACCAGTTGAAGCTGGGTTTCACGATGCTCGCGGAACTATTCTCCCACTAACACATGGCGACGCCAATGTCCAAATGATTTGGTCTAAGGCAGGAGCCCTTCGTGCTAACCACTATCACAAAACAGATACTCATACTTGTTATTTGGTAACAGGTGAGATGATGTTCTATTGGCGCAATCATGGTGAGGATACAATTCACCGCGAACATTTTAAACAAGGCGATATGTTTAAAACTGGTCCATTGATCGATCATGAAATGGTTTTTGAAACTGATTCTATCATGGTTGTTATCTCAGAACACAAACGTGATGCTGATACCTATGACGAAGACATCGTAAGAATTGCTCCTCTCCATGAACAGTATGTTGAAGTATGATAGTTGCCGTGCATGCGGCAGTAAAGCATTATTCCCTTGGCTAGCACTACCAAATTCACCGGTTGCTAATGCCCTATTTGAAAAACCTGATTTCTATAGACATCCTCTAGAATTAAATGGTTGCTTAGAGTGTGGGCATTTGCAGTTAGCAGGAGCTCCTGATCCAGATGGTGTGTTTTCTACATACAAGTATAAGTCTGGCGTATCTGCATCTTTTAGAAAACATTTTAAAGAGTATGCTGCAGATATAGTTAACAAATATGGATTTGGTATTGATGGTCGAGTATTGGAAATCGGAAGTAATGATGGATACTTATTAGAAGAGTTTAAAAAGCAAAATTGCAGAGTAACGGGTGTTGAACCATCTGAGCATATGCTTCAAGAACATAATGACAAAGGTATTCCTGTCGTTATAGGATTCTTTACATCCGAAATGGTTGATAACTATAAATGGAACAGCTACTTTGATTATGTCTGCGCTAATAACGTACTTGCACATATTCCAAATACATTAGATGTTGTTAATGGCATTACTAAAGCTCTTCGTATCGGGGGCAAGCTAGTTGTAGAATGCGGCGATCAAGAAGGTATTATTAATGGTAAATTCTTAGACAATGTCTATCACGAACATATAGATTACTATTCATCTTATTCTTTTGCTAAACTACTTCAACGAGCAAATCTAAAAGTTATATCAGTTAAACCTGTAAATACACATGGAATTAGTTTTAGATTAATTGCCGAAAAAGTATTACCTCACGTTAACATAGAATTGCCGAAACCTAAAGTAAATTGGGCACAATCTAAAAAGGATGTTGAACAATTAATTAGCGATCGTGAAGATAAAATGAAAGCTTTAATTGGCGATCGTCAGTTCTTCGCATATGGTGCTGCTGCAAAAGCAGTTACGGCATTGTATACATTAAGTATGATTAACAATCAATTAATTGGTGTTGTCGATGACAATGAACTGAAACAGGGTTATTATTTCCCCGGTACAGATGTTTTAATTAAGCATCCAGAAACAATGCCTAAAGATGCGTTGGTTGTGGTAACTGCTTGGAATGTTTTTGATGACATTAAAGCAAAATTAGTAGAACGTGGCCATACTGGAGAAATAATCTGTATGCAATAATCTATGGTACTGGTAAATGGGCACAACTTATTGGTTCAAAATTAAATGCGCTAAAAGTTACCCCCGTTTACGTAGGTAGCAGAATATCGCCAGAAGTAATATCCCGAGACGAAGTAAAAAATGCTTCTTATCGGGATATGCCTGTCTTTATTGCCTCAGCAACACAATCGCATCTTAGCGATCTAAAACATTGTTTAGATTTACGACCAACTAAGATATTTGTGGAGAAGGGATTCTCCAATGCTGAAGAAAGAAAGCAAGCAACACAACTGGTAGGCAATATTCCCTCATATGTATTATCGCAACATAGATATTCCTCCATATTTGATCTTTTCATAAGTTCGCAGGATGTTAATCAAGTATATAAATGTACCTACACCTGGAAAATTGAAAACGATAATGTTTCTGAATTTTTATATCATATATCATCGCTGGATGGATATTTAAGAAAGAAACAAACAGAAATATATAACAGTAATTTTGGTAACTACAACATAGATGATATATCTAGTTATAATATAGTTGAAAGTCCTTATAGGATTTTAAAAATACAAATTCAATCTCGTCTTTATGATGCTACCTTTAAAATTGGAGCATATAATAACGTAGTAATGAAACAAAAAGATTCTAAACAAAAAATTGTTATGACATCTTATTCTGAGGATAATTTAGGTAAGATGATATATAATGTTTTAGAGAAAAATAGTAAAATACGACTTGAGAGGATATAATGAATATTTTAATTTTAGGCGGTGATGGTTTTATTGGATATCACCTAAGTGAATCGATTCTTGAAGATAGTAGATTCGATAATGCAAAAATTGTCAGTGTGGATTTATATAATAATCGTACACATATGCTACCTAAAGATAGCAGACACGTCTTTCATCAATTAGATGTTATTAAAGAACGTAACAAAATAGATGAACTAATTGCAGGGTGTGATGTATTATTACCTTTCGTTGCTATCGCAACTCCTAAGCTATATGTTGAACAACCATTACGAGTTTTTGAGTTAGACTTTGAAGAAAATCTTCGAGTAATTAAATTAGCCCAAAAATTGGGCAAGCGAGTTATATTTCCATCTACATCTGAAGTATATGGCAAAGGCGAAGCACCATTTGACGAAGAAACCACAGACTTAGTATATGGGCCAATTAAATATTCTCGATGGATCTATGCCTGTTCTAAACAATTATTAGATCGTGTTATTTTTGCGTTGGATCAAAAAGAAGGAATGCGATTTACATTGTTCCGTCCCTTCAATTGGTTAGGTCCATATCTTGATTCTTTAGATGCAACGTCTGAAGGATCGTCTCGTCTAATTACACAGTTAATGGGTGATGCGTTACAACGAGGCGAAGTTACTTTAGTCGACGGTGGTCATCAGAAACGATGCTTTACAGATGTACGAGATGGTGTAGCTGCACTTAAAGAAATTCTTTTACATGAAGATATCGCGCAAGGCAAAATCTACAATGTAGGAAATCCTTGGAACAATCTATCAGTTCGTGAAGTATCAGAACAATTGATTGTTAAATTAAAAGAACGTAAAATGGTAGACAATGTCCAGATTAAAGTTAAATCTAGCGGCGACTTCTATGGCGCGGGATATCAGGATGTATCTAATAGAGTTCCAAGTATCAATGCTATCGGCAATGATTTAAATTGGACTCCTAAATACACGTTTGCCGAATCATTGGATAATATTTTAAATACTGTTCAATCTAAAAAGCCATTATAATATATAATGGTATAGGAGTTAATTAATGCCTTTTTACGATTTCAAGTGTTCTGAGTGCGCAGATGTGTTCTCAGTAAGTTGCCGTATAGCAGAGAAGGATAATCAAGAATGTCCTTCTTGTCGCTCAAACAAATATGAACACCACCACACAGCTATGCCAGGCTTTGGTGACCCTGTCCGTTTAGGCATTAGGACAGTGGATAATGGGTTCAGAGAAGTATTATCTAAGATTGGCTCAAACAATGGTCGTCTAGCCAATCTTAAGGATAAATTGAGTAGGAAATAAATCATGGTAGTTTGTCTATTATCACCCGAGGAGGTCAATACTTAAACGTGTTGCCTCCTCTCTTACTATCCAAAGAGGAAGCTCATGGCAAAAACTAAAACCAATCTTCAGATCCAATCTAATCAAACACCTCAACTTACATTAACAAATAATAAGTTGAAATTGAGTTTAGATGATATGAAAACTATCAAGCCATTAACAGATAATCAGAAAGGATTTTTTGAATCTTATGATAAATCAAAAATTATGTTATTGCATGGTGTTGCAGGAACAGGCAAAACATACATTGCTCTTTATCACGCTTTAGAAGAAGTTTTAGACAAGACAAATCAATATCAGAAAGTAGTAATAGTTAGGTCAGCAGTACCTAGTAGAGATATCGGACATTTACCGGGAGACGAAAAAGAAAAGACAGAAGTTTATACAGAACCCTATGTAGAAATTTGTAAAGATTTATTTGATAGACCAGATGCATATCAAAGACTTGTTGAACAAAAAGCAATACAGTTTATGATTACATCTTTTGTTAGAGGTATTACCTTAAGCAATTCTATCATTGTTGTGGACGAATGTCAGAATATGACAGACATGGAATTGAATTCCATAATGACTCGTATCGGACATAGATCAAAGATCATATTCTGCGGAGATTTCAGACAAACAGATTTGTATAAAAAGGGAGATATGTCGGGATTAAAGAAATTTATAACAATCGCAGATATGATGCCTAATTTCAAAACATTTGAGTTTGGGGTTGATGATATAGTTAGATCTGCTATAGTTAAGGAATATATATTAGCAAGGTTAAAATACGAAACCCAGTATGAAATGGGTTAATAACTATAATAAGGAGTACCTATGAGTTTTGAATTCGAATTCACAGAAGAAAAATTAAAAAAATGTTTGTCTAGAAACAAAAATATACCTGAATTGTTTAAGACATTTAATACAGTGTTACCAAAATATGAAATAAACACTGTAGATAGGGTCTCAGCATTTTTGGCACAATGTGGCCATGAATCATTAGACTTTACGGTTCTAAAAGAAAATTTAAATTATGGCGCGAAAGGTTTACTAGGATTGTTTAAAAAATATTTTCCGAATGAAGCTTTAGCTAAAGAATATGAACGCAAGCCTGAAAAGATTGCAAATAGAATTTACGCAAATAGAATGGGCAATGGACCAGAGTCATCTGGAGACGGTTATGCGCATAGAGGCCGTGGCGCAATTCAATTGACAGGTAAACTAAATTATCAAGCATTTGCAAATTCTATTGGCCTTTCTTTAGAAGACGCAATAGAATATTGCGAAACTTTGGATGGTGCTATTGAATCCGCATGTTGGTTTTGGAGTAAAAATAAATTGAATGCCATTGCTGATAAGAATGACATTGTTCTATTGACAAAAAGAATCAACGGTGGTACAATAGGTTTAGAAGATCGTAAAAAGCACTGGGAACATAATAAAGAAGTTCTCGCAGACTAAAAGGAAAATTATATTATGACAATGCAACTAGATGTGAAAATGTTTCTCGATGCATGTGAACAAAAGCCTTCTCAGGAAAATGTTCATTTGTATCGAGGATTAATCGCTGAAGAATATGATGAATTTCAGCATGCAGTAGTTATGCGCGATGAAGTCGAACAACTTGATGCTTGTATGGATATGATCTGGGTTATACTCGGATATTGCCATATGAAAGGTTACGATATTAAAGGAGCTTGGGAAGAAGTTGCTAATAGTAATCTAAGTAAAATTGATTATAAAACGGGCAAAGTCATTCGCCGCGAGGATGGCAAAATTTTAAAACCTGAAGGTTGGGCGCCTCCAAACTTAACTAAATTTATATAATGTTTAATCACATACCGTTGGAGTTACCTAAACTCCAACGTGTAACCAATAGCGATGGCTCCAGAGTATATGCCACTCCTTCGGGTAAGAAATATCCATCGGTCACTACTGTCACAGGATTACTTAAAAAAGATATAATCAACGAGTGGCGCAAAAGAGTAGGTGACGAAGAAGCAAATAAAATATCAAGTAAAGCTGCTAAACGAGGCACACGAATTCATACACTTTGCGAAAAATATCTTCTTAACGAGGAAGTTTCTGCAGAAATGTTTGATAATGAAATGTGGAATTCGTTAAGGCCTCTTTTAGATGACATAGATGATATATATGCTTTAGAACAACCTTTATATTCTGACCATTTACAAGTTGCAGGAACTGTAGACTGTATTGCTAGGTATAAGGGTAAGTTATCAGTAATAGATTTTAAATCATCTAAAAGAATAAAGCACAGAGATGATATTCACGATTATTTTATTCAATGTTCTGCATATGCTGTTGCATTTGAGGAACTTACAGGAATTCCTGTACCAAGATTGGTTATTCTAATGGCAGTAGATGATGAGAAGCCATTGGTCTTTAATGAGAAACGAAATGACTGGATTGAAGAATTTAAAACACTTAGATTAGAATATAAAAGGCAGAAAGGTATATAAAATGTTTAAAGACGATTTATATGAGGTTGTTCGAGGAGCGTTATCTAAAGATTTGTGTCAGCATTTAGATACAGAATTTGAATTATTAAAGCAGCTAACCTATTTACAGGGTGGACAAAGCGAAGAAAACAAATTTATGTTTGGCGATAGTCAAGTTACAAATAGTTTTGCTTATTACGGGGCACTATGCTTTGAATCCTTAGCTTTGCAGATGCAACCGTTGATAGAAAAGATTACAGGCAAATCTTTGTATCCGACATATACATATGCGAGGATTTATTATAACGAAGCAACAATGGCAATACATAAAGATAGACCAAGCTGTGAATTTTCAGCAACAATTAATATTACGATAGATGAAAAGCCATGGGAAATTTGGTTTGAGAATTTGCAAGGTGAGCATAAAGCAGTTGAATTATATCCCGGCGATTTAATTGTATATAAAGGCGATACATTGAATCATTGGAGAGATGCTTACAAAGGTCAGCGACAAACACAAGCATTCCTACATTATGTAGACAAAAAAGGTAAATATAGAGATTATAAATTTGACAAAAGACCACACTTAGGTCTATCCGCAAATGCAAGGAGCGTCAATTTATGAGCACATTAAAAGAACTAACTGCAGATAAACATAGAGAAGCAGAGTCTCAACCTTTTCTAAAAACAATTTTTGCCGGCAATGTAGATGAAGCAAAATATACGGACTATCTATATCAATTATTATTGGTGTACCAAACTTTAGAGAATTATGCAGATGATTTGAATTTGTTTGAGGGTATTGAAGATATAAAAAGATCAAGAATGATTGAGCTGGATTGGGTAGAACTATTAGGAGATGCTCCTAGCGGACATCTAAACAAATCAACTATCAATTACTTAGATTATATTAATAGCATTAAGAACGATAAACAAAAGCTCATGGCTCATGTTTATGTCAGACATATGGGTGACCTATTCGGCGGGCAAATGTTAGCGAAGTTATTGCCCGGTAGTAATCATATGTATAAGTTTAATGATGTACCTAACCTTATTAAAGGCATTAGATCTAAGCTTGATATATCACTTGCAGATGAAGCTAATGTAGCTTTTGACTATAATATAGATATGCTAAAAGATTATAATGATTGAAATTTGGCCACAGGCAAATGATTTTGCCAATAAGCTAATTGATAGCTTTAAACAATATGATAAAGAAGATATTGATGACAAATATTATCATATAGATAAAAATTTTAGATGGGAAAATTACGTTTGGACCAGTAAAAATTTTAGACGAGCTCATATTGAAATTGTAGACGCAACTGAAAGTAAAAAGATGTGGGTTATGCATATGTGTATATTCCCGCATTACAATGACCCGTCACCTATATTTGGTTTCGATATTGTTTGTGGTAAGAATAAAATTACTGGTGCATTTCATGATTTTTCAAAAGTAGATGATTGTTATTTGTACAAAACATATCTAAATAGAATGGAAGGGTTGAATTGGTCTAAACCTAGAGAATTGCCTGATTGGGCAAAACAAATATTCAGTCCACAAATGTTGGCAGTTGGTAATATTCAAACACAAGAAGAATTTGATCAACTAACAAAAACAGTTATTGACAATCTGCAATTATACATTTATAATATAGGTGTTAGGTATGCAGATAAAGATTATAAAGAACAACATAATCATTATTGTAAATATCAAAAAATGAATCCTCATACACCTGCTATGATGGTAAACTTTGGCGTGAATAAAGATGTCTTTACTCAATTTATGAACGATGTCTTATTCCAGGAAAAACATGAATAACGAATTAGAACCGTATATCTTAACCGATAGTTTAGTAATAACCAAAAAATTTAGATCCCCTAATGAATTTTCTCTTTACATTGAGGAACGAGTAGCTAAAGAAAGTATCGGCTACATGGATGCAATTATACAATACTGCGGAGAAGTTGACATTGATGTTGAATCTATATCTAAATTGATTAATCAATC